CTCCAGTATCTAGCACTCATCTTATCTGGGCTAGAGTCCTGAGCATTGTGTCTAGCATAGTAAGATTTCTTACGTGCTTTGTCTTTAGCAGATGTAGGATTCTTACCTGCTCCTTTTACACCTTGTTGACCAAAGCGTATTAGTTTAGTTTTATCTCCTACCTTAGCTACCACTACATGTGATTTCTTAGGATGATTAGGAGTACGTTTAGGTTTGTTATAACCTGATACTCCTGCTCTAACTAATTTAGGATCTTTTTTAGTTGCCATGTAAACTCCTAGTTAGGTTTAGCGAGCTGTCCACCAAAGTAAAACTCTACAATCATAGTTGCCCACTGAAAGATTTCATCAAATTTATACAGACCTTTAATAGTATGGAAAGCTTCTCCTCCTCCAAAACTAAATAGACCTAGTATGTTTACTCCTTCTGAAGTAGTTTTAACTACTGTATCAACACCAAACACTCCTGCTAATGGATATACAGCTACTAGTGCTAGTATAACTAAAATTAGTATACGTCTATTCCAAGCTGCAAATGGTGACTCTTGCATTGACTGTTCACGTGCTTTATCAATCTGCTCTGTTTTAGCAGTGAACTGAGCCATCATCATCTTTTGTGTTTCGTGTGCTTGTGCTGATTTAATAGCAGTTAACTTAGCAATAAAGCCAAGTGCTATAGGTATTAAGTGTGTTAGTATTCCCATATTAGTTTCCTAGTGGATTAGTAGATGATTTACGTAATGCCTTCATCTCTGCACGTATACCATCTAAGTTTGCATTAACTTCTGATCTTACACTAGATAATGTAGCTTCTACTTCTCGTTGATTACCTCTAGATTCTGCAGCTACTTCTCTTGCTAGTGCTAGTGCATCACTTGCTTTTTCTTGTGTTACAATAGCACGTTCCATAATTTCTATAATACGACCTTGTTGACTAGCTAATTTTAATTCTATTTCTTTAATCTTAGACTCATCATAAGAATCAATTACCGAAACCATATCGTTGTAAAGGGTGATCCCCATGTAGCTGATCCCACCGATGATTGGCAATACTGTCAAAACGATTCCCAATATCATCTGATTGGATAAAGTTAAAGAGAATGTTTTGGTCTTGGGCATAGTCATCCTGATATAGTCCTATAAAGTCGTCAACTGGTTGTTCATAAATATTATTCAATGTCTCCAAAGTGTTCAACATAAGCACTATTCCAAATCCTGGAACTACCTCTTCGTTGTCTTTTGTTTCTGGCGACTGAGGCTCTTGCGTTGATTCTACTTTCTCTTCTGTTTTTACTTCCACTTCTGTTATGGGCATAGCATTCTCTTGCTCTACAGGGTTCTGTTCCATTGGCACAGTCTCTACACTCTGGACTGTTACATCTACGGAGTTTTGATCCAACGAATTTATAGGAGACACTGGATTCAATGGGCTCTCTATGCTTGTTGGATCGCTTGCTTTTAGGGTACATGATGTTGAGATCATAGTCCAAGCTGATTGGACTGGATCCGAGTACGGAGTCGAGCATGTCGTAAGTCTTTGCTCTACTGATGATCCATGATACCCAGGTTCGCAATCTACTGTCCTTTCTTCAACAGCTTCAATACACGTTGGGGGATTAGGGATACAACTTTCTGACGTAGTTTGCCAAGCTGTCCACGAATCTGAACTACACGTGTAGAAACGTGCTTGGTTAACAATCCCACTTGTGTTTGGATCTGTACAACTAATTGATCTTTGCTCTGTTTGATCTGTGCAAGTAGAGTACTGATTACAGATTGGATCTTCTGGCATATAGTTAACACACCAATACTGAGATATAGCAACGGACTCTTCAATGTCGTAGCATTGAAGTGACTCTTCAACCATGTAACCATTCGTGTCAGGTGTGTACGTACAATACCAAGTATATCCATAACTACTCCATGTTAAGAGGAACAACCAAAACAAATTCCTTGCCATATAAATTAGTAAACCTTTCAGGATGTAAGTCATACCAAGCTGATCTAGCTGCTACTCCAGTAGCTCCACCGATAGGGCACGGACTACCTGATAACTCCATAGCATTCCATACTTTAATATCTTCACACATTACAGATACGGCTGCTACTTTAAGACCTAAGTCATTTAAAACTTTTGCATATTTACGTCTTTGGCATCCATCATCCTCAACGGCTGTACCACCTGCAACAGATATAATACCACCAGATACTGCACCTGTAACAGGTACTACACATAAGTCTTGAGAGTATGCTGATATAGAAGGAGCTATAGCTGTAGGAACTGGCATACCTCGTTGTTCAATAATAGTTCTAGTTTCAGCCTTAGCTGTTGAAACCACAGTAAGTAAAGCACCAATAAGAGCTGCTAGTATAGTCCATATAAGTTTAGCAATCATACCTTCAATACGATCTAAACGTTTATGTATTGTAGCGTAACGCTCTGCACAGAGTTTCTCATGTGCTACTAGTTCTTCATGTGGAGTCATACTAAAATTCTACCCATCCTGTTATAATATATTTGTCTCCACCAATAGGTGGGTTTCCTCTGTGTGTATGTGTATAAGCTGCAGGAAATATTATTACATCTCCTTTGCTTGGTTTATATCTATAATGCTGATAAAGAAACTCTGTTTCACCTGCTTCAAATTCATCATTAAGATATACTGTCCATGTTAATAATCTATTTGAATGTTCTTTACAATCTGCTTCAGCATGCCAAATATGATAACCTTCACCTGGTTTTGTTCTTTGTATTTTCATTGTATAAGATTTATGCTCACCAAATAATTTTAATATATCAAATTGATTTGCATACTCTTTATAACAATGTCCCCAAAACACATTATTAAATTCATTTATTATTTCTTTATTAGTATGGTTTAAAGGTAAACTTGGTAAAAATGTAGATAAATCTTGTCTAGTTGTTTTTAAATCTTCATTATCTTGTCGATTATAAGTTATTCCAGTTTCTTCTGCTATTTTAAACCATTCAATTGCGTTATTACAAAATTCATCACTAAATGCTTTTTTATATACTTGTATAAAATTATCCATTATCTATCCTTATTTAAAATATGGTCCAACTAACCATGTTACACAACTATATCTTATACCTTTAGTAACAGGTTCTACACCATGTATCATATAACTAGGAAATACTAATACAGTTCCTTTTTCTTGAGGTGGGTAATACATATTACCATTTGCATTTAAAAAAAACTTACCACCTTCATAATCATCATTAAGAAAAGCTAATGCTGTTAGTTTTCTTGTAGTATTACTATGTTCGTGAATTGTATCTACATGAGCATTATAATGTCCATCTGGTTTATAAATTAACAACTCAGTTTGATTAGAATGAGTAATATAATATTTCCACCAATAATCATTAGCATTTAAACCTGTTGCTGTTAATGTAGCACCTATACCTACATTTTGTGGTAACAATACTCGTTCTGTATCACGAACACTTTTATCTATAATATTAGTAATACCAATTCCAATTTCTGGAGGTTTTTTTTCTATAGTATCTTTTGAATAAGTTTTAATTAAATTATCACAAAACTCATTAGATAAATGATTTTCAAATAATGCAAAATCAGTTAATATTCTTTTATTATTTTTAGTTTTAGATATATTTAATGATTGTCTACCATCATATTTTTGATTTGCATAAGGACCATTTGCATCTACATAATGTAAAAATACTTGAGCTTGCCATTGACCTTCAGTATACTTTTCTCGCCAATGTTCTATATCCATACCACGATATAACACAGCATCACCTACTTGCATATCTACTTTATTACCTGCCATGTAAATTGACCAAGGATTTCCTTCAAACCCTAAAGTAACTGTTGCTGATATTTCACAAGCAGGTCTATCAGTATGCTTTTTTAATTCTTCATTAGGTTTATATAATCTAGCGTAAGAATAAGTAGGATATAGTTTTTTACCACAAGCTTGTTCAAAGTGAGGTAACAAATCTTGTAATAATGTATCAAATGTAACTGTACCGTGTACAGCTTCTGACAAAGGACACTGAGAATCCTTTTTAGTTTCACCTTGTTCTATATATTTATATAGTTCATTTGTAAGTTCTGTACAATTATCTTCATCTAAAAAACCTTTTAAATGGACATATCCATTTTTATCGAAATCGTTGGTCACGATTATCCTTTCTAATTAAATACTACTGATTTATAATTTGTGCTTTAAACCAAGTTTCTGTATCCCAGTTCCAATCGTATGCTTCTGTTGGATTGCCTTCTTCATCAACTGCTAATTCACCTGCTGTAGATTGAGCTACTGCATCAGGCATTTTTTTAAACTCTGATGTAGAAGGTTTCCACCAATACATATCTGTTTCTATATTATCTGGACAATCTTTCCACTCTAAAGAAGGATGAACTTCAAATTCATTACCTGCTTCTACTACTTCTAATACTCTATAGCCAGAGTCATCTTTTCCTCTAGGCTCTTGAGTACTTACTAACGCTTTTTTAGCCATTTAATAACTCCTTATTAATATTCAACAATAACTACACCAGGTGCTCCTGCACCTCCTGCACGAGTATTTGCCCCATTTTGAGCTCCTGAACCTCCACCACCTGCTCCATAACAATTTCCTGCAGGTTGTCCTGAAACAGGGCTATTTGCAAATTGTCCAGAACCTGCTGCACCTCCTGATCCATAAATAGATGCAGCTCCATTACCACCTCTACTGTTACCATAACTACCAACAGTAGTTCTAGGTGAATGTCCTCCTTGGATATTTAAAGTTCCTCCTGAACCATTACCACCTGGAGCATAGCTTGTTACTCCTGAAGGTTCCCAATAACCTCCTGCTCCACCAGTAGCTGAACAATAAGCACCAAAAGAAGATGTACCTCCTGTATTTCCATTTGCTTCATTATTTCCTCCATTACCTCCTGCTCCTCGTGTTACAGAAACATTAGTATTAGAAGGAATAGAAATAACTTCTATAGCTGTTCCACCTGCAGCACCTCCAGAACCACCAGTACCAGTACCTACTCCTGCTGATGATCCACCACCACCACCACCTGTAACAGTGACTTTAACTTTAGTAACATTACCAGGATTAGTCCATGTACCTGGTGAAGTAAAGGCTTGCATATTAGAAAAACCACCTCCTGCAGCAGCCCATGTACCTGCTCCAGTTAAATATGTAGAAGAGCTTGCTGTACCTGTTGCAGAAATTTTAGCAGTAGTTACTGAAGAATCAGCTAATGCTGTTGTATCTACAGAACCTGGAGCATAGTGTTCAGCATCAATAGAATCTGCTGCAATATGTTCTGAGTCAATTGCATCATCTGCAATTTTAGTTCCATCAACTGCATCTGCACCTAACTTAGCGTTAGTAACTGATCCATCTGTAATTTGTGTAGTACCTACTGCAGATAAAGTAGCTAATGCTCCTAAACCTAAGTTAGATTCTACAAGTGCTGAAATTTGAGCACCAGTAACTTTCTTACTGGTACCTGCTTCGTTTATCTCAAACTCGTTAGCATCAGCAGCAGCCGATGCAGCAGTTAAGTCTGATATTTTAATATTTGCCATAGTTTAATAACTCCTCTTCCAAGCTCCGTTAGTGTGTTTATAGATTTTTAAATTTTGAGTCCAAGCTCCATTCCATTTTACATTTGGAATAAATGTTTTCCAAGTTCCTGCATCTTTGTAATACGGCTGAGAACTAAAGAATGTTTTACTTGGATTACCTACTATAGTAGCAAAGATAATATTACCATAAGCTGCTATAGCTGTTCTAGTATCAGTACCATTTTCTAGTACACGAATATCTCCTGCTTCAGTAATACGTGTCACTTCATCTGTACCTGACGTAATACTACCGAATAATGTTTTAAGTCCTACACTTGCTTTTGAACCTGTAGCACTTAAAGGTGCTTCACCAAAAGCTGTTCGTAAACTATCTACAGGAGCCATTGTACCTGTAGCTGCCATAGGAACTTCAGCTAGTAATAGATTTAATCCATTTGCTGCTATTGTAGCAGTAGCTGTTAAACTAGCTTGATCTACAAAGGTTCCTTCACCTGCAGTAAGTTTAGAACCTGCTCCTGCTAAACTAGCAGATCCAAAGGTACTGATATTAATTGTACTGGTTACACTACCAGAAGCTGAAAGACTTGCATCTGGTATTTCAAAACCAAATGTCGTCCTAATGATTCCATCTTCTGTAACTCTGGTATCGTCAGCATTTGTTGCTCTAATACCTGAAGGAACTATCGCATAGTCTTCACTTACACGTGATTCACCTGCTTCTGATATACGTAAATCATCAGCTTCGGTATGTCGATAGGATCCTGTAATAGCCATTGACTATCCTTACGCTATAGTAAGATCAATGTTACCAGTTGAAAACTGTAATGTATCTCCGTCAGCTACTGTTTTAGATGCAGTCATAGCACCATGCCATAATAGGTTACCACCTGATGAAGCATCATGAATACCAATGTGAGTAATAGTACCCCAGTCACCACCTGCTGCAGTAAATGTAATATCACCTGTATTTGATGTAGTACCACCTGGTGATGTTGCTGCTGCAAATGTAACTGCTTGTCTAGAGTATCCATTACCTGATACTTCTGTACCACCACCTGAATCACTAGGTGCTGCAGTGTATAAAGCTACATACCAAGCAGTAGGTCTTGTAGCAGAGCCTGTTGTCATTAACCAATCTAACAACAGAGCTTCTGAATGATCTGATAAAGCTGCCATTTATTTATTCTCCTGTTAAGTAATTGTAAACCAAATATCACCATCTGAACCACCAGAAGGTGCACTAGTGCTAACAGTAACACTCTGCGTGATACTGGTATAATTATTGTAAATAGTATTCATTTGTGCTATATAGTCTTGACCATTTACAGTAAAGTTTGTTACATCTAAAGCTCCTGCATTTAAAATGTCATTACCATTTAAATCCAGATCGTTTTCCATTTGGTTAGGTTCACCAGATGGATTATTTCTATATAATACATTATTATTAAATTGATCTTCAATTTCATTAAACGAAGCATTTAATGCTGATGCTGAAGCATAACCTGCTGTAATGTCACTGATTGTAACTTTAGCCATTTATAGATCCTTCTTCCAATTAAAACGTTTTCCTCTTAAATGTTTAGGAACAATCATAGACTTGGCTTGTCCCCCTTCTGTTGTTTGAATTTTACTACTTAATTCAGTTCCTTGCTTTCTATTTTCTTTACCTTGTTTTAAAGCTTTATTAACTTTTCTTAATACTGAATAAGGAACTGGTTTATCATAACTAGAAGACTGAACTGTCTTCTTAATCATGTCCTTAACACTTTGAGGAATCTTATCCCCTTTTATTGTTTTAACAGGACTAGGTTTTTGTTCTGTCATCTTACGAGCCTGAGCTACTCGATATGCTTTCTCTGCTACACGTGCTACCTTACCAGCTCTTCCTGCAGGACCAGGTAAATTACCTGTAGCCTTAAGAGCATTGAATGCGGTTCTTATTGCAGTCTTAGTATCAAATGTTTTACTTACTGATACCTTAGGAGATTTCTTAGGTCGTGGCATTATAATTTAATTTTTTTATTAAAATTACTTTTAGTAGGTTTTCCTGTTTTTATATTTAATGGAACTCTCATAACTGGATTTCCTAATTTACCTGCAAGAGACATACTTGACATTTTCTTTTTTTGATTTGCTTTTTTCTTTTTATCAGCTGCTGTTATTTTTACAGGTTTATAATTAGGTGCATTCTTTGCCATTATTTGTCTCCTACGACTTTAAGACCTATACGTTCTAGATCTGATTCAAATTCTTTTTTTAATTTAGTATTGGCTTTAAGTTCTCTATCAACTTCTTCTTTAGAAGGTCTACCACGTTTCTGTATGTAACCTTTCTCTACGAGATACTTAGAAGCTTGTACTCCCTTCGCATCATTATCACGAGAAGCATGAATGAGAGCCTTAAGCCCTAAAGCTTTAAGGCGAACATCTATTTCATCTCTCCATGACTGTATCATGTTCTTTAACTCAGGGATTGTATCATTAGCTAGTTTATTCCAATGATCCCAAGATCCTAGAGTATCTATTGCAAATTCGTATTCATAACCTGGGATGTGATCATACGACATATAGATCTTCTTCATAGATTTATATGTAATACCATCACGTTTAATATCCTCATCTTTGGTCGTAAAGACAGGGGGATACTTGTTA